CCAAAAGCGGCATCTTTATTTGCCATAAGAATTTCTCCTATTATTTATGATCGTTACTTTTTCCCAAAAGTAACATTAGATCTTCTATCAGCGTCATACTTGACATACCTTCCGTCTTTCCTGGATTCACTGAATATATTATTATCTAGTGCTTCCTTCTTACGGGCAGTTTGATCTTCATAATAAGCATTACGTTCATTACGAGTCTCGACAGGTATTTTCGCTAACAGTAGTCCTTCGCTATATATATAGCCAGCATGTCTACCAGAGTCAGCAGTTGGAAAAGCAAACTCAGCTGGTAAATCGGTCCCTCTTACGAGCTCCCAACCTTCTCTGAGTCTTCTTGCCACATTCGCTTTATCTTCCTGGCCCAGCATGGATTCTCTTATCCAACGATATTCATATCCTTCTGGTGGTTCAGGAACCTCTAGTTTTCTTACCGGCCTCCATGGTTGTCTGCGAGAATTATTATCGTGAGACTCGGACTCACGGGATTTTCTGGAATGTACTTCTACGTTTGTTTCTTCTGTCATTTTGCCTCCCTTGTAGCTAGTTTTTGTTTTTCTTTAGCGACTGATTTCAACCACGCTTCATCTGTCATGCCGTGTGGTTTCAATCCTTGTAGAGTTTCGACTTCGGATTTCGTAAAACGTACGCCGTTCTCTTTGCCTTGTGTTTTTTGCCGACTTCCTACGGAAGCAGAGGCGACTCTTTGCACAGCGGGCCTGTCCTCTCTTTGTCCGGCATTATCGGATCTAAGATCCGGATAAACTTTATAAATTCTATTGCTCAACTCTTCGTAATATTCATCTGATTCAGTATCATAACCTTCACCAGCTAGAGTATTATGTACCATTCCAGCATAAGTATTAGCCTCGGCGTTTTCTTCAAACCAAGGGTTATTCTCTAACCAATTCAAGGCTTTTTGCGATGGTTGTGGTGTTTGTTGAGTCTGTTCAACGTATTGTTGTTGTGGCTGTACCTGTTGTGTATTGTTTACAGCTTGCTCTTGTCTTTGTTTGGCTATCCTTACTTTTTCTTTTTGTAAGGCAAGTTCGCTTTTCAAAGTATCTGCTTTTGACATCAACTCAGCATCCCCGGAGGCGTGAGCTTTTTTGTATAACTCGTTAGCTTCGCGTTCTTTTATCTCAACAGTCTCTTCTTCTTTTGCTAGTAAAGTCTGTTGAGCGTTGGCTGCTTGTTGATAATAAGCATGAACCTCTTGCTCTCTTTGTCGTAAAGCGGCTTCTAATTGAGCTGCTCTCTCTTCTGTTTCACGATTTCTCGCATTTAATTTATTAATACGCTTAGAGACACTTTTTGTGTAGTTCTCTAATTCGTCGTCACCGGAAGCCGATTGATCTCCAACCTGGCTTTCATTTTCAGTAACCTCTACCTCTATATCGTCAACCTCTGGTTGCGCTACATTTACGTCATTTTCTACTGTCATAAGCTCACTATATCATCTGGATCAAGAATTGTGGCTATTACTTCATCATCGTTGATGATTCGTACCTCTGCACCATCCTCAAGTTTAAACCTAGAGCCAGAGTAGCGCCCTATTAAAACCCATTGTTTTTCTTCACACCAAGGTTTATCTCCGAATCTGGCTTTGTCTTTGTAACATTGCGGTCCTTGTTTGACCACATACGCTACGACTGTAGCCAATGCCTCACGACTAACTGTTTCATTTGCTAGTAGAATCCCACCTTTCGTTTTTGTTTTACCCGAATAAGGTAAAACCAACATACGCCAACCAGTGGGTTGTGGCATACGCTCTAATATGGAAGCATCTAATTTTTCTGGATCCAGGACTCTTTCTTCCGGATCTATATACGCTTCTGCTACCTTTTCTATACTCGTATCTTTTTTTATTGCTTCTGACATTATAATTGTTTTCCTAAGTCACTTATTTCGTCTTCCAAGTAGTATATGACACTTAGCTCGCCTTGCAAATATTTATAATGTTCCATATCTTTTAGGCTTCCGGACATAAGTGTCTCTTCTATCTGATTTTTTCGATCAGTAAGTCTTTTCTTTACGAAATCTAAAACTGTTAATTCGTCCATTATTTAGACTTTTTAGGCCTTCCTCTTTTTTTTGCTGGTGCTTTTTTTTGAGCCACCGGCTTTGATGCTTTCTTAGTTACAGTTTTTTTAACTGTTTCTTTTTTCTCTACAGGCTTTTTTTCAACAGGATCTTCTACCGGTAAACCAGCTTCTATTCTAGCCATTTTTTTTGCTATACGAGCTTGGTTTTCTTGGTCCCTTTTATCTGCCTCTTCCCTGGCCTTTTTTAGATCTGCTGCTTCTTGTGCACGAGCTAATTTCTTTTGTGCTTTTAGCTCTTTGATAGCATCTAGTTTGTAAGAAGTTGTCATAATATCCCCTTAATTTTATTTTCTAATTCAAGCAATTTAATATCTGTATTTGTTTTCAGCCTATCTATTGCTACCTCAAGTTTATCATCTGCTATTTGTTTTTGCACATTCATACGCTCAAGTTGCAACTCTGCATCTAATGATTTCTCTTGAGATCTTTGATTTTGCTTGCTTTCGAACTGTTGCGATTCTATGTCAAGCTCCTTATCTTTTAGATCTAGCTCACGTTTTCTTATATCAACCAGAGGATCGCCACCGCTATTCATACCAATAGATTGTAAAAATTCATTGGCCAGCTGGGCCATAATACTAGAGCTGTACTGCTCATTTATCATTTGTATTTGTTGACCAATCATCTGTGCTTCTTCTGGTGATACTTGTTGCATCTGCGCTTGTATCTCTGCAATTCTTTGTTTCATTTCATCTGGCATTTGCTCCTGGGCAAGTTGTGACGCCAGGAATTGTAAATGCTGCATGCAGTGACTTATTATTAATGCTTGCACTTGTGGACTGTCTTTTACAAGATCTGTAAAAAAAAGACTTCTATGTGTGTCTATGTGTGCCTGGTGATTCTGTTCTGGAAAGGCTTGAGCTGGTTGGCCCATCAATAAACTTGCATTTTCTAATCCAGCGTCAACTGGCCTTGGTGTCATGTCTGGAGGTGGTGACAATAGTGAATCAACATTATCTACTCCCAAAGCTGCATACATTCTTCTATATGCCTCGTATATTCCCAAAGGACCATGTACTTGTGGATTAGACTGTACCATCTGCAACAGTTCTTGCGCTAAAGTAACCCTTTGACTTTGTGAAAATATGTTTGGATCTGATACCGGTACAATGTCTACCCTATCGTCAAAGTCTTGTTGTTTGATTTGATTCTGTCCAGATCCTACCTGGAAGTTGTAGACGGGAGGTAAAGATTCACCAAACACTTTGGCCAATAAACCAAACTCTAGTTTCTGTGAATAATGTAGCCTTTTGTGGATGGCACTCATAACCTTCGTGCCTCTTTCTAGTAAAGCTACAGTGGTGCCTACTGGCATTGCCTGGTTCACATCACCTATGTTCATATCAGCCACAGCTGCAAATCTTTTGCCAGAGTCTATCAATAAGCCTAATAGCTGCATCAAAACAGCGCTTGGCTCTTTTACAGGCAAAGGTATTAAGTTTTCTTTCAAGGATCCACCTGTTGTGTCGATGTCCCTAAACTCTCCGGGTTGTAATGGTTCGTCCTCGTCTCTGATCCTCATACCTCTTGCTTTAAAACCAGCTGGTAAATTCGCAAGCGTTCCAGCGTCTATGAGTTGTCTAAGTATTGAAGTAGATGCTTTGGACAGACCACCAATCATGTGTGATAACCCTAAACCATAAAATCCGAGTCCTGGCATAAATTTGTACTGAACGAAATAATTAATCTTATTTTTAAGAAGATCGTTTTCTAAGTAGTTTCTTCTTATGCTAAGGACTGCCTGTGAGGATTCTTCTATGGTAACGATGTAAGGTAGTTTCAATCCTGTAGTATTACCCTCTGCGTCTCTGTCTTCGTAACCCTCTATATCAAGCACTGTATGTACTTCATATACTGTTCTGTTTCTATTTTCTTTGTATGACGGCGATATACCTTGTATTTCGTCTATGGCCTCTTCGATTTCAGACATATCATCTGCATACCCGTCAGATCCAATATCTACGTTTGCATAAAAACCAGTAAGTTGTTGTTTCTTGATTTCATTAGAAGACATGTTGATAACATGTGTAATTCTTTCAGCAGAGCTTATATCTGCTGCCTCATAAGGCACAATAAGATCTTCTGGAGGTATAAATTTAGACATGGCCCTATTAAGGACAAAATCGAAGTAAACCTTTTTAAATGCAGATCCGGCTAGAGGTAAATAAAATAACATTTGATCTAGCTCTGGATCATATTCTTCCATTACATTCATAATGTAATAGTTCATAAACTCTTGTACTCTTTCAGCCTGGTTTTCTGTTTCTATGGTCCTGGCACCGATTATCTCTGTTTTTACTGGACCTTTTGCCGGCAACATTTCTTTATAAGCCTGGGCCTGGAAAGCAGTAACGGATTCTGCCAAGATCGGGTGTATCACACCTGAGCTTCCTTCAAATGGTTGGGATCTACCCTCGTCAAACTTCATACCCAGATATTTCAATCCATCTGTATATGTTTTTTCCCATTCACTCCTAGATTGCTTGTCTCCTTTTATAGAGCTAAGTAAGTCGTTGGCTATGCTACCTAATATATCGTCTGGCAAAGCCTCTGCTAAATTGGCATTGAAACCAAGTTGCGGTTCGTCTATGGCTATTTCGTCGTCAATTAAAACTTCTTCATTAGCAACTAATATTTCAGCCGCTTCTCTTATTTGATCTTCTCTACTGGTATCTGGTTGTATTTCTACAGCAGATCCCATGGATCTAACTTGCGTATCTTCTGTTCCTAATTGTTTTTCTATCGCCATATTATTTTAGTGTAACACCCTTGGTCTGGTATCTAAATCCAAATCCACTATGTCTGTCAACTCTCCGTCTACTATTAAACCACTATACTCAGCTATCAATTCAGCGTCCTCCATGTTTTCCGCATGAATGTCCGGTCCGGCATATTCTTTACCATCGAAAACAAACCTAGTTAGGTATATTCTCAATAATATACTGTCCTGTTCGTTTTTAATAATTTCACCTCGTCTTCATAATCTTCGCGCAAGGATATAAAACCACCTTGCCTAAAACGCATCAAAGCCATTGTAGCACTATCGCAAAAGTCGTCATAATCGCCGAACGGGAACGATGCCATTTCTTCAATTACTTCATCTGCAAAGTCGTCTTCTGGGGCCCAAACCATTCCTGATTCAAATATTGGAGCTACACTATTCATCCTGGCTATCTTGTCTTGACCTCTGCTTGGAGAGTAAGCTGTTACAGGTATTCCCATTCTTCTTAGCTCTTGTGTCAATGGTGTTCCAGATGCTTTAGCCTCAATTAGTACGCAATCCGGCTCCCAATATCTATACTCTTCTAGTGCCATTTTTTTTAATTCTGGGAAGTCACACCTAACTCTTTTCGCATCTAGTAATATGATTTCGTCCGCAGTTTCATCGCCCCGGTTAAATATTGCCCAGGTTGTTATTGCCGAGTAGTCAGCTGTTTCTTTTTTAGAAAAAGCGGTATCGTAACTCTGTATCACATAAGAATAAGGCGGCACATCTTCATCTTCCCATCTATTCCACCATTCTCTTTTAACTATAGATCCTTCCTCGGCTGTAGGATTTTGCATCCACTGTGCGTTCCACTTAGATATAGGTAAAGATGCTTTTACGCTAAGTAATTCTTCTTTCTTCCAAAACTCTGGCCATAATGGTTTTTCTGATTCTGGCATGATGGCTGGAAACTCAACAACCTCCCACTGATCCGCATACTCGTCTGATTGTTTTTTTAACACATTGCCTACTAGATCTTTGGTGCTCCATCTGGTCATTACTATCACAATAATGCCTCCTGGCTGTAAACGCTGCCTGGGGCCAGAGGTGTACCATTCATAGGCTGATTCCATGGCTTTTGGTGACATGGCATCTTGCTCAGAGTGAGGATCGTCAATGATAAGCAGATCCGCACCACGACCTGTAATCGCACCACCTACACCAGCATAGAAGGATTCACCCTCTTTGTTTGTGGTCCAACGACCAGCTGATTTGTTGTCTGCCTGGAGCTGTAACTCTGGAAAAATATGTTGATATTCTTCGCTATCTATTATGTTTCTTACTCTTCTACCAAATCGTACAGCTAACTCTGCGGTGTGTGTAGTTTGTATTATTTTGAGATTGCCTTGTCTTCCCATCATCCAGGCCGGAAAAAAGGTAGATGCAAACTCTGATTTTGAATGTCTAGGAGGTAAACATACTATGAGTCTTTTGAGCTTACCCTCCGCTATTTTGTTGAATTTATCTGCGATTATTTTGTGATGTCTGCCCTCTATAAAATCGGGCCACATGTGATTAACGAAAGAGATAAAATCGTTCTGGCAAGAATCTTGTTTTTCTAGTTGATCGTACCGGTTCAACAAGGCCAAGGCTTCTGCCTTGTCTTGCTCAGATAATATGTCAAAATCTTTGTACGATACGTCGCTCATAGTCGAGTTAGGTGGTCAGGTAGTGACGTATAAACCACCCAACTCTAAGCCTAT